AAGAGTTTTGAGCAGTTAATATTATTTGATTATTACCTGTAAAAGAACTTATTGTAGATATGGTATGAAACGGTAAGTATTGATCTGATTCGTTTTTTAAAGTGCTATTACCAGCATTATCTAAAAATGTTATACATTCCCAAGGGTAGTACTTAGACACTGATATACTATCCTCTGTAGAATAGTAAGTAGGATCACTTATAGCTGTATCAATATTTATTTTTCTTGGCTGATTTCTATTATCAGTCCAAAATAATAGATTTTCAATTAAATCAACTCCAACAATAGGGCTAACCTTAGAAAAGTTTAAAAAATTACCTTGAACTAATATATTACTAATACCAGTAAGAGTGTTATAACAGCAGATATAACATGCTGCGCCTTTAAATGTGTAAGATAAACTAACGTCTGTAGCTCCTGATGGTGCAAAATTACTTACTTTATCAGTTGAACTATCTGTATAATTAGATAAAAATACAAATATTCTATTATTATTTAAATCTTCACAGTGACCTATAACTTCTAAAAAGTTATCAGTTAATCCAAAATCTGTTAGCTTTAAATTGCCTAAAATATTTTCTAATGCTCCAGCATCTGCACCTTCTGATTTATTAACCGCGATGTTTATAGCATCTCTATATTCACCTGCAGGTAAAATTCTAGCGTCTAAGTCTTTATTCATCTTAGACTTGATGAATGTATTTTGAATATCTGGCATATTTAATGTTTAATCCATTTAGACTTGCCCCTCATAACTTGTATGAATTGATCTAATTTAATTTCACTTAATCTTATTTTAGCATTTCTTAATGCAGCTCTTCTATCTTTTTTAAATCTGTTTATAATGTATTCAGGAACACCAGATCTACCTGCTAATATTGAATAAGCTATATGCATATACATCGCCTCTTCAGCCATTTTAGGTATACGCATATCATAGTCAACTGACAAACCATCTGAAATATATTCTAATATTATTAATTTGTCTTTTAAATCACTAGAAAAAGAAAAAGTACCTTCTCTTTCGTTAATAGTAAACCACCCATTTTTTTGTGAAGTAACTGGATCTAAACCATATCTTCTTCCGTAATATAGATCTTCCCACTTCCAGCTATAAACACCACCATTATTTAAATCTTTTTCATCTATAAGACCATTTATTAATCTATCATTAGCAGTACTCCATCTTTCATTAGTTTGTGATTGAGCGGCCTCTGTGTTCTCACCTGTGTTATCTTGAGTTGGAACACCTTCCGTATCCTGCAAAGGCACAGTGTACGGGTTACTAGTTAATGTAGTAGGATATATAATATGTTTAATACCTAAGTTATCAACCCAAGACATTTTTACGTAATTAACATAATCTTGAGGTATAATTATGGATAAACTAGGAGGTATAGTTAATTCTTGTGATTTAATAGATTTTAACGTATCGTAACTAAATTCTTGTAATCCTCTTTTAGCGTGAAACATAACATCAGTTCTTTTGACAGATGGTATTAGTTTTCCAGTTCCAACATAAGCTACTAAAAAATTATTAATAATTTCTTTCATCTTAATATAAGAGTAGCTACCATTATTAGCCCATCTAGCTGGATTATCCAACTGTATAACTAAAACATCTGAAGCTATCAATGCTGTACCTAACGTTATAACGTTACCTGAAGCCGTGTATTCTGCCGCTCCACCGCCATAGTTTAACTTAGTACCATTTTTTAATACACTAAAATTAATATTAGTACTTGAAGTTGTTATTATTAATTCAGTATCACCTGTCCAAGTAAAAGTTGTCCCTGTTATGCCTGTAAATACTTGCTGACCAGAGTAATATTGTGCGTTAGTTTCTGTAAGTAATGCCATTTTTTATTAACTTTTTTGATTAACTTCATCTTGTTGTACTAAAGCTGTTGCAGCTTGTACCACGTTAGGATCTCTAATAATTACTCCAGTATATAGTAATATGTTCAGTATTAAGTTTGTTTGCTCAGAAGGATGAAGATCAAATTGAGTAGAACCATAAGTACTTCCAGAATTAAAGTTAGCAGCTGTTAAAGTTATAGTAAAGCCAGTTGCACCACCCATAGCACCCGCGGTAATATTAAATTCATCGCCAATAGAATAACCACTACCAGGAGTTGCTATTGAAAAAGTTGCTGTGCTTCCGCCAGTTGCTACAGCGTTTATAACTAACCCTGTCCCAGTACTAGTAGTTGTGTAAGCTAAATTTGAATAAGAATTTGCAACAGCGCCTGTGAAAGCTGTATATGTAGTTAAGCTGCCTCCATTATTTAATAATGATGCGGAATAAACAGTTGGATCGTATATATATTGACCTAGTGAACCTAAATAATAACCCCATCTAGGATCTGAAGGTATTCTTGTATAGTAAGCTTTAACCCTATTTATTATAGAATCTGGATATACAAAAACATCATTAGGAGCAGAGGAAGGTGTACCAGTTCCTTGTAGCACATAGACTGGATAATCTAAACTAGGTTTTGTTAATGGGGATTTATTAGCTAAGAAATATTCATTATAATTCATAGCTTGAATTTCTTGTGGATCTTTACCTGATGGTTCGTACATTAAAGTGCCTAACCTGTATAACGCTGGATCAGTTGGAAGAGTAAATTTCTTATCAGCACCTACATATGTGCATTCTTTACTTGTTTTGAATATATCTATTTTTTCTTCTAAGTTCCTAACTCTATCAGCGTACTCATTGTTTGTTTGTGGTACACGTAATTGTTGGTTTAAATCTTCAAAATACTTTTCAAATATTTCTCTTTGAACCTGTATCCCAAGCTTATTAAACTCATCTGGTGTTAAATATCCTCTTTGTTCTTTGTTTAGGATGTATAAAACCGTTTTATAAACAATATTTACGTCTACCATATTAATATTTTAAAAAAAGGAGTTGCACAAGCAACCCCTTTATATATTCACTTGTTATTTAAGTTTTTTATCTATTGACTTGTAAACTTCAAGTCCTTCATCAGTTTTGAACCATGCGGCCATAGCTGAATAAGGATTTTCATCAAAAGGTACTGTCATTAGTTTTCTGCCATTAGCAACCCATTTGAATGTTCTTTGATCATCTGCTAGACTTATAATATTGGACTCTACAGCGACAATAGCAAAGTTTCTAAGAACTACATTTTCATCATTTGCTAAATCTAAAAACAAAGATCCATTATTTTTAGCAAATAATAAACCATCTCTTTTTAATTCTTTAGAACTTAATTCAGAAACTTTAGAACCTAATTCAACTCTTAGTATTGCTTCTAATTGATCTATATCCATGTTTTTAGCAACATTCATTGCTTCCAACTCTATTTCTAAATCTTCATACTCATCAATAGCTTTTTCAACAGCATCAAACTCTTTAAATAAAATACCATTGTGAGGATGTTTGGCTAAAAATTCTTGTAAATTTCTTTTTTCTTTTTTAACATATAAAAATCCTTCTCTAAAAACTATATGAGATAAGGTAGCGCTACCTTTTTGTTCATCAACAAATATTGATTTTTGATTAGTAGCGTATCTTAACTCTCTTTCATAACCTAATTCTGGATCAAACCAAACGCAAGGGTATCTTTTAGAGTGCTTAGACATTATTGTGTATGTTAAAGGATTTTTACTATTAATTAAGTAATAATTCCTATCTTTATATTCCCAAGTGTCTTTTTTAACCTCTTGCTTGGGGGCAGGAGCTTTTTTTGTCTTTTCCATAATATAATATAATATAATAATTAATAAAGACCCCGCCGAAGCGGGATCTTATTTTTTGCTTAATTAAGCAAAGCCATTGTATGCTGTGGCAGTAGTTGTAGCAGTGTCAGACATGTCCATTACGACATTTCCCCCTCCATCAACTAGCCTTAAAGCTTCTAATACTTTAGCTTTTATTTTTGTTCCGTTACCAGTAGAAGTAATAACACAATCAATTTGTGCTCCACTGTCTCCTAATACCGTATAGCCAATAGCACATGTGTTAGCAGTTGCTATTACGCTTAGAACAGAATCTGCTCCAAACACTTGGTCTCCGTTGCCTGCTAAAGCTGTTTCAGCTGCAGCATCATGAAATTTTACAAAACTCATTTTCTTAAATTTTTAAATGTTAATAATTAATTAAGCTCCCTTGAATAACACGAAGTTATTAGCAGCTTGAGTTACTAAACATCTTTCAGATAAGAAATTAACTTTCATAACGTCAAGATCTGTAGTGTAAGCTCCACCAACAGAACCAGTAATCCAAGACTTGAATCTTCGATCTTCAGTTTCAGAAGCTCTATATCTCACGTGTAAGAAAGGTCTACGAATGTTAGATCCTAACATTTGATCATATACTGTAGAAGTTCCAGCAGGAACTAAAACACCATCAATCTCTTTGTCTAATCCTCTAGTTGTAGCATCATTTAAGTATTTCCAATCAGTTTTGTAGAAGTCATAAGAACCTCTTCTAAAACCTGAAAATCCAAAGTTAAGAGCCATTTCAGCTTCATTATCGAATAAACCATAAGAAGCAGCTTGAGTAGAAGCATAAGCCCCGTTCATTGCAGCAATCATATCATCAAAGTCAAGAGCAGTAGATCTTGATAAGAATAACATGTTTTCTTCAATTGCACCTTGCTTATCTAAGTTTTTAAGGATTTCATCAAAATCACCTAAAGCACCAGAACCAGGAGCAGCAGCACCAGCGAAACCAGAGTATACATTACCTCTTGCTTCGATAGCAGCAAATAAACCTTGGCTACCTTTAATATCTTGAGCAGCGCCACCTGGTCCAAAATTTGCACCAAATTTTTCAGCAGCTGTAGACATTAATTCTGATTCAACCATTGACATTTCCATGTAATCTTCAAATCTTAATCTAGTTTCAGACTCAGCTTTTAGATACCATAAGTATCCAGAAGTACCATCTTCAGTAGCAACTTCAATCCATCCTATTTGAGCAGCGTCAGAACCACTTAACTCATAATTATCTTTCATAATAATTGGAGAGTTAGTAAAAGTAGTTACACTAGGCTCAATAGCTCCAGTCATTCCGTTACTTCCTTTTGGAAATTCAGAACCATATACAAATAAACTGTTAGCAGCTGAAATTAAAGCACCACCAACTAATGTAGTTCCTTCATAACTAGTACAAGTTAAAACATTTGAAGCAGCACCAGTTACGTTAGTTACTAAAAGTTTAGCAGTAACTAAACCAGTGGCATTATCAGAAACTAAAATTGTATTACCAATTCTTACAGCTCCAGAAGCTTGACCAGCTGGTAAAGCAATAGTAACTGTATAAGTAGGATCTGCACCCGCTACAGCAACTGTAACAGAGTTATAAGCTACATGTAATCTATTTTGTTCAGACCAAATTACTTGATCAGAAGTCATAGGCATTTCAGCTCCTACCATTCTCAAGAAACCAGATAAAGTTCTGTTTCCGTATCTTTCCACCTCTTGCTCATAAAGCTCAGGTAGATATTGTTGTGACCATTGTCCTCCCGCTATGTTGTTAAAGTCAATATAATTGTCTTGAACAGCCATTTTGTTAGGCATTGGTGTTATTGACGCGGGGAAAGACCCGCTTACGTTAAACGCCATTTTGTTAATTTTTATTAGTTATTTTTTCTTGTTTTTATTTTTAACTTAGAACTATCAACTCCATTAATTGCTTTTACTTTTAAACCATTAACAAACACGTCACCAGAAGCAGCTGCTCTAGGTTCGTTATTTATATTTTTAGATTTAGCCATTACATCTTTAACAGCATCGGCTTTGCCTTGCTCATAAAAATGATTAGCAATAGTATCAGCATTTCTTGCAGCATAAATAGCTTTATGATAACCTTTATAATCGTTAACACTACCGTCTTCGTTCAAGAACTTCTTGACAAATGTACTTAAGTTAGATTGTTTATCAATTACTTCGTCAACATTACTTACACCATATCTAAATTTTTTTTCACCAATATTAAAATCAAAACCTTTGAAATCATTAGTAAAATAGTTTTTAGTATCTGATACAAAATCATCATGCTGATTAGCAACCATTTTTTGTTCTTCGTTGTACCTATTGAAAAAGTCCATAGCTTTCTTTTGTTCTTGAGTAACGCCCGGTCTCAACTTGATCTCGTCGTAATATTTACTCTTTGTTTGCTCTAGAAAGTTACGAGCTTCAGCAATTTCTTCTTTAAAGGCGAGTTTCTTTTTCTTTATTTCTCGCTCTTCATCCACATCTTCATCATAAGAAAAATTATCATCTAACATGAACTCAATTTCCTCTTGATTTAAATGTGGTTTAGTTTTTTTATAATATTCTTTTACCAAAGTAGTATCATCAACTTGAGAATAATCAGCATTTAATCTAACATAATCCTCAACCGTACCACCTGTGTCTTCCATAAAAGAAACTAATTTTTCAATATTTTCTGGTAGCTTTTTTCCTACTACTTTTTCATCTCTAACAGCTTCTTTTACTTCTTTTTTTAATTCCTTAACCTCTTCTTTTTCTTCTTCTACTATTTCTACAATAGGAGACTTTACTTCTTCTTTGGTGGACCGTACTTCTTCAACCACTTTTTCGCTACTTGCCTCGTTTTTCTTTTCTTCGACAACAGCATTGCTATCATCTGTCTTCTGTGTTTGAACGGCATCTTCTGTTTTTTCTGGTTTTTTACTTAAATCTACTTTTGTAGTTTTTGTTTTTTTGTTGGTAAGTTTTTTTGGCTTTTTTTTCATTTTAAACTCACCTTGTTCTAATTCTCCCGTAGGAGTTTCTTTTATTTCTTCTGACATAATATAATATAATAATTAATAATTGTTTGAAAAGCTTAAACTAAGCCTTCCATTGGGTTATCACCATCTTGTTCAAAATTAGTAGGTAATAAATCGTTTTGTCTTTGATCAATCATTTGACTTTGTTGACTTCCAACAATTCTAGTTCTTTTATCTTTTCTATCCTCAATAAACTTTTCTCTGCTTGCTATTTCTTGCAAATCCATTTGTTTTAATTGCATATCATAGCCAAACTTTATTCTCATTTTTTCTTTTTCAACTTCAGCTTCTTGCATCATTTTATCAATAGAAAATTGATTTTTAGCTTGCTCATAGTTTATATTTTGCTCTGATATAACTTGTTGTTTTTGAGTTTCAGCTAAAGCTGATCTTTCAGCTGCTTCAGCATTTGCGTTAGCTTGAGCTTGAATATTAGCTTGTTGAGCTTGTTGATCTTGAGCTTGTTTTCTTTTTCTACGTTGTTTTAAAACAGCATTAGCTAATTGAATATTTTTAACTTCTCTAATGTCTATTGCATCTTCTAAGTATATTTGACCACTTTTTAAAGCTATTTGAATATTCTCTTCTAGCATTGCTTTTTGCTCTTCATCTGGTTCTAATTGTAGAAATATACCAAAATCATGAGTATTTAAATTTATTAATTCATCTAATGTTCCTACATTAAATTTAGAAATGCTAGACTCTAAAGCCTGTTTAGTCAAAGGATACATTAAGCTATCAGCAGCTCTAAGTGTTATGTTCTCGCATGTTTTAAGAGTTAAATACATACCTGCTTGAAGTATATGCCTAGTCGCGACGTTTGAATTAGCTGCTGCTAGTTTTTGTAATCCAACTAACGATTGCTTATCAGGCAATGAACCGTCTCTAGCTTCATTAAGTCCTGTTACATCCCTTATCATTTGTAAATAGTATTGATAAGTTTGTATAAGACTTTGTATTTTAGCTTGCCCACTTGAACTGTTTAACTCTTGTATTGGAACTTTACCCATATTAGGATCACCATCTTGAGTGAGAGACCTACCAACAATAGAACCTGTTTGAAAATACATGTTCAAAGCTTCCCTTGGATTATAATTAGTTCCATTACCTAAATCTACTTCTGCTAATCCATCTACGTCTAAATAAACACCATCAGGAACTACTCTAGATAATACTTGTTGTAATTTAAGATGCGTTAATTGTATCATATCGGCAAAACCAGTTATTCTACTTACTGTAGATTCTATACGTCCTCTATACATTCTTGGAGCACATATATTATAGCTCATATTAACTTTAACTAAATTAGAAGTAGGCCTAGTCATGTTTTCAGATAAACTCCATCCTAACATTTTATTATGGCCAACAATTTTAGCTCCACTGTATAATACTTCTATTGATCTACTAACTCTTTCAAACCCGTCATTTGGAGGAGGCATAAAAGTATCAGGTTTTTCTAACGCTTTTTCTAAACCACTTGGTGTTTGTTTAATTTTAAATACTTGGTCTTGGTATGTTTTATATTCAAAATATAATACTTGTATAGCATTCTCATCATACCTACCATTCCAACCTGGCGTGTAATCACTATTACCAGGGTATTTTTCTATTTCTTCTAATTCAGCATCTGTTAAATTTGGAAATTGCTTTTTTAAATCAGCTAAACTAATAAATTTAATTTCACCAGCATACCATAAGTCTTCAAAGTTAGGATCTTCAGTATAAGAGTATATTAATCTAGCGGGATCAACATAATCAACAACAATACCTTCAGATTTATTCCACGATGTTTTAACAGCTGCAATACCTAAAACTGTTAAGTCATGATTTATTCTTGTTTCAGTTAAATCATATTTATTTTTAGCTAAAACATTATTTATTAATTCTTCTTCAGCAACTTCTATAGACTGTTTATAGTCTAGCTGCATGTGAACTTCTAGTTCGCTAGTATCTTGAGGAGCTTTTTCCCTATCTTTCATAGAGAATAAATTCATACCAGTAGCTTGTTGCACTTTGCTTAAAAAAGTTTCTGCATTTATATCTCTTAATAATCCTTGAGCGTATCTAGTTCTTTTGTTTATAGACTCTGGATCTTGAGCATAGGCGTTTATTTCATAGCCTCTTTGAGATATTCCATTTACTAATATATCTACAAATTTTGGTATTATAGGGACAGGTTTCCAGTCTAGATTTAAATAAGATAAATCTCCATCAATAGACATTTCGTCTTTGTATTTTTTTATAGACTGCTCTCCTCTAGCGTATAACCTTCTAGTGTGAAAATCATTAAAATAAGTTGAAAATCTATTATTAGTCCTTCCAGCAGCGAACCATTCACCTTCTATAGCTCTGCCCACTTGCAAACCATATTCAAATGATGATTTTACTTCCTCAGAAACTACTTGATCTGGAAACGAACTTGTACTATTAGTATAAATCATTTATTTTATTATTTTTGAAACAGTTCCTTCATTGTTATATTTTTTAAAACCTAAAGGTATAGATTTTAATTTTCTATCTGCAATTGGTTTATATTTAT